TCCGCATTGGCCATGAGCGCTGTAGCTTGACGATTTGCATCCTCAAGCGTCAGTTTCTGAGACTTTTCTACGTTTGCAGAGTACTGGGCGATGTTTCCGCTTTTCTTGTACGCGTTCGCCATGTCGCCAGTGATTGCCGCTTGAGAGCGGCTGCGAGTCTTCGTAATGGTTTTACCTGCGTCTGATACGCCAGGCATGTCATTACCGTCGTCATCCTTACGGACTGGTTCAACCCAGTCAGGATTCTCAGCTTGATACTCTTCGGTTGTCTTGATGCCCTGAAGATCTTTACGCTCTTGGTCGGCGCGCTGTTGCTCATCCAGCATACGCGCTCGCTGACCCTCAAGATATTGACGGTCGCGTGCGCCGTTCATGCCCTCAACAAAGCTATTTCCTACGGCGCCGAGGCCGCCTGCAAATCCTAGTCCTGCCATTATGCTAACCCCGTCAGTGCTGCTGTTCCGGCGTCCATGCCGTATGTGTTGGTATTGCCGCCAAACCACCCTTTGACTGTGTCAACAGCCCCAGAGAATGGGTTGCTACCGCCTGAGCTTGATCCGTACAGACCGCCCGCAAACTTTCCGAGGCCTGCAGCTGCACTGCCCCATGCGTTGGCTGAGTTTTGATAGGCGTTTGACAGTGAATTTCCAATGCCAAGCGTGTTGCCAATGTTTTGCTGGTAGGCGCTGTTCATGAAGTTGGAGCCGGTCAGCGCCGAGTTAAGGCTGGCCGATCCCGCTCCGCTTGCGACCGCACCAGACTGATTGCCGATGCCGCTAAATGTCGCAGCAGTGTTCGGCATGTTGCGACCAAAGTTCGCTGCACCTGCGCGCAAGGCAATGCCCTTGTCCATGGTGTCGAATGCTGCACCAGTTGCTGCACCCGCCGTGCCAAGCGCTTGAGCGCGCTCAGATGCGCCAGCCGGACCAGACATCGATGTCGAGCCAAGGCCGTAGCGACCAGCCAGGCGAGCACTTTGACCGCGGGCGTTGGAAAACTGCTGATTGACGTTGGCAGAAGCAATGCCCGAGCGTCGATCTACGTTGTCTTGCGAGTCGTAGTTCTGAGCCTCGTCGGCAACCTTTTTCTCAATCGGCTGGAACGTGTCTTTGTAGTATTGATTCTGATCAGACGCGAACTGGCGCTGCTGCTGAGAGGCAGCTAGCGACTCGTTGCCAACCTTCATTTGCAAGTCTTGCGCGGCCCTTTGGGCTGGCTGAACATCGTTCGTGTAGGTCTGTTTGTCCCACTCAAACTTATCGCGGTTTAGCTTATTCGCCTCATTCGCCGAATTTGTCGCTGCATCCGTTGCCTTGTTTTGCGCGTCAACAGCATTACCTGCTGCGTCATAACTTAGAACCGCCCCTACCGCTGTTGCGGCTGCTACCCATCCTGCTGGCATACTTAATTCTCCTCGACCAGCGTGTGGTCAATCTTCTCTGGATCTGATTCATCACTTGCGTGAATGCAGAACCACGTCACATCCGTAATGGCCACAACAGAATGCTGCAGGCCCTTGGTTATTGTTAGAACGACAGGACCAGTCACACGCCGATCCTCGCCGCCCTCTACTCTCACAATTGCTTCGCCCTTGGCGAGAATCGACTTGTGCGTGAACGTGTGCTTGTGATTGAAGAGCTCCTTGCCTGCTGGCAGGTGAATCTCTTTCATGTACACGCCATCGCTCTCGGGCATGTGGTGGTGCAAGCCCACGCCATGCTCGTCAAAGTCGACGTTAAATTTGGTCACCATGCCGGACCTTTGGAATGACGGATGCAGATGATCATCGAAATGCGCTCATCATTGCTGTCATTCACCACCCAGTGCGGACGGTCGTTACGGAACCAGCTGACATCGCCGTTTCGTGTGTGCAGTGGGCCTTCTTCAAAACCGAAGTAGGAGCCCTCTGGCGTGTTCACAGCGACGTGATATTTGTCGTAGTAGCCTGCGTGCCAGCCTGGATCAATGTGCGGCGCGATGCGGCCACCAGGTGGCAGCTTGGTGATCAAGATGCCACCAAGGCGCTCGCCTTCAACGAGAGCCATCAGGCCAAAGATGATCGGGCGCGCTTCGGGCAGGCACTTGGCTTCTGGGTACCAGACACTGTCGTGCTCGTCGTTGAATTTCGTGAAGTCGTTAGCAGCCACGAATGGGCGGCGGTCGTTGTGGCGCAGCCAAATATCCGTGACGTCACCGTGCGGCCCGTTCTCGGCATACTTGCGTTCGTTGTAGCGCCCAAACAGCTCAGGCTGACGCTGCAAAGCGAGCCGCAGTTGCAGCACGTTTACACCCTCAGCAATCTTCATGAAATTCTGCATAGGCACCTGGTCGAATTTGGTGCCTGATTTTAGCAGAAAGTCAACTATTTGTTGACAACTATTTGTTGCTCTGCTATACGCGTGTGCGTGCTGAAAGGCTTTTCATTGAAGGCTCAACGAAAGCTTATTGAGGCTTCGTTGGCCAAGTAATGTTGAATGGGTCAGTTTGGCTTGTGACGTTGCGTAAGGCTTGGCGATATGCCGCCCACTCCAGTCTCTTGGACTCAGTCAACGGCGCATCGGTAAGTGACGTCCAGTCACATGATGCAAGCGTCAAGTTGCGGATCTCCCTCACCTCTCCCCATCTTATTTTGGCACTGACAGCAGGCTCAATTGACACGAGCTCGTCGTTTACTAGACGTGCATTCCTCAGAGGAATTTGAAGAACAGAATCAACATAAGAGTCGGCGCCAATACGTGCGCAAAGCTCGTCAATGATGGACAGGTCATCAAGCGTGACAACTGAAATGCAGATGCCGAGCTTGTCAAAAAAGTAGATGTTTTTCATCGGTAGCTTTTAAAAATTGCGACCTGTCCAAAGTGCGCCGCTGTCGCCGTGGAG